GAGTTCAGACGTGTGCTCTTCCGATCTCATGTAGCAACTACTGTATTATCCACAAGTATATTTAGCTGGTTTCCATTCCAATCAAATGTTATAGGATTGCTAGTATACATTGCAGGATGTTTTGTTCTTCCATAATGAGTTAAACTTATATCACTTGGATTTTGGATTTTTATAGTTGTTCCTTCTGAACTCATTTCCATAACATTTGTAACTTTAATTGAACTAGTCTCAATATAATCCGTATGAAAATTTCCTACATGGAGTGAACTTATATTGGCAGCATAATTACTTTTTGAACTGAACGAACTTTCATCTTCCACTACCGTTAAATTTTTTAACAAAGCTTGTAATGCGTTAATTCCTACTGTTTTGACAGTATCAATACCTATATAAGTCTCTCTTAGAGTTCCCCACATATCTGTACCTGATAGCAAAATGCATTTTTGAGCATTTTGTGGTTTTATTTCGAATGTAACTTTTGATTTTTTTGCATATTTCCACTTTTCAAAAGTTCCTTTCGTGTCATATCCGAGCATATATCTTTTTGCTTGTACCATATCAAATATGTCAATAACACCATCGGAGTTAAAATCGTACAGTTCTTTATTTAACATATCAGTAGTTTCATTTAGCACGGCTTTTCTAATGACGTTCATCTCGTTATAGGTGGGTGGTAAATAGGTTTCTACGTTACTCACTAGCTCAAACTTTCCTGTAGATGTAATATTTAAAGAGCTTCCACCAGAAATGCTTAGTCCACCTTTTGCATTTAGCGTAATATCATCTGCAATAGCTTCAATTGCAGATTTAAGTTCCCCTGTCGTTGGGTCTTTCTTAATGTATGCTTCAAGGCTTGCTGTTGTAGCATAATTGTTAAACTTAACATCAATATCTTCTGGTGCTGGAGAATAATCTGTAGCTTTTGTACCCTTTTCTATTTTTAGCTTGTTTGTATCTACATGTGCAAAGCTAAAACGCATATATGCAGCATTAGAAGGAACTGGCAGAGAACCTCTTACTCCAGTAGATTTATCTGCTACTCCGCTGATAAACTTTTTATTGCTGTCATAAAAACAAGTAGCCGGTGCATTACCCAGATTGGTCCATCCACTCGCTACATAGTTTTTCCACTTAGACACATCTATGTAGTCCGTCAAATCCCAATAGTTACCGCCATCTGTTATTATGCCAGTGGCTGTTATATACTTATTAGGAGTTACAGTGCTTTTTATGAATCTATTGACTCCACCAATTTGTAGATTATTAATATCATTTTTAGTTGCATAGGTGCCAGATACTTCTAGCTTAATACTATTACTTTCCTTAGTTATTGCTTGTGTTATAGCGTTATTCATCTGCGTTGTTGTACTATAATTGCCCTTTAAATCCTGCTGAGTTAATGACAAACTGCTACTTATGCTATCAAGATTGATTCTTAATGCAGAATTTTGCTTCAGCATATAAGCTGTTTCCGAATTAGGAATCTCTTTCCAACCATGGCTTCCATCCTCATTGCGGATGAACCGCCATGCTCTGCCTTCGTTCTCCCAGTAAGCAACCTTTCCAATATACTTATCCCACTCAGTATCGTTGTACTGCCATGTTTCTTCGCGTGGAAACTGTGTATCAGCCGGATACACAGGAACACCCCAATCCCAAGCCGGATAATTATCCTTTGTTGGCACATAAGATATCAGGTATATTTCATCGTCATACTTGGCCATATTAGATAAACTTATACTATATTCCTGCAGCGTCTGGTTTACATTGGAAAACTTCTCCTTAACACTAGTTCCGTCTATGTTCTCAGTCCACCATAACTTTTGTGTTATAAAATCATCAGACTGCTTTAATAAGCTTCCCCATTCGGAATAATCCTTTCCAGAACCAGTTCTTATATCCTGCAGAAGAACATTAAGTGTCTGTGCTGCATCATCCAGATATATCTTGTTGCTCTTAAGCGTATGTGTACCATCATCATTAATAACACTAAAAAGGCTTGCTATATCCAGTTTTCCAGCAGATATATTTGCATCTTCTTTTACCATGTCGTTGCGGATTATCTCACGTTGAACTCCCTGTTCTGTAAGACCTAGCGCGTCAAACATCAGGTTGCCCTTTACATCCCACACATACATGTTATAGTCTCCAGATGTATCTTTACCTATCTGAACGCGAACACGCTTAGAATCACTTATCTGTATCGTATTATCAGACCATCTACTCAAACCGTCTTTGCTATGTACTGCAACATCTGTGGTATCAATGTCCAGGGCCTTTATTTTCTTTGCATCTAAAGAATCTATCATAGAGTCCTTTATTTGTGCTGTACCTATCATGCTCACAACACTATTTGCAAAATCTGTAGTAATGCTTTCACCAGTGGAAGAGCCAAACATTAATGTTTTAATACCAGCAACATCACCATCTAATATGCCTACTTTCTCATATTTAACATTAAGCTGCTCTATGTCAGATTTTATTACCTTTTCTTCTTCTATTGTTGCAAACTTTATGTCTGCCTCATTAGATTTAAGGTAATTATTCTTAATATTCTGCAGCTCATTGTTTACAGACACAATAGTCTCTGCAGTTACCGTATTAGCCTTAACCCATTCTGCATCTACCTTTTTAGAAACCAGTTCCTTAGTAAGCATCATTTCCGCATATGTTCGTTCTGCAAGCTTAGTAGATGGTCCTTTATAATCTGTCTCTGTTTCAGTTTCTGTTTTGCCATAAGCTGTAATAGTCATAGCAAGACCGCCATCATATTCCTGAGTTATATTCATAACCGGAACCTTATAAGTCTCCCCTGATTCTTCAACAGTTACAATATCCCATGGATCCAGTCGGATGTCTCCAAGCGTCTTTAAGCTTGCACCTCTATACGCAAATCCTCTTACTTTCTTATATACAGAATTAAGCTTTTCTTCTGTCATAAGTGGATTATCAAATGTTATTCCCAGAGTTCCACTTCCTGCTGTAAAAGAAGTATTACTGTCAACATTACATGTAAGATAATCTAAATGGTAATCACTCTCATTCTTTTCAAATGTCATTATTCGTGATTCATTTATCGTATAGCCATTATCCCCATACCACTTAATAACAATTGTTCCAGTTCTGTCTACACAAGCAAAACCTCCAGCTAAAGAAGCGATATATCCGATAACCTCTCGATAGGTATATCCTACCGGTGCAGTATCAATAGTTATTCCATTCAAGCCAGATACATTACAGGGAACGCCACATCCAGTACTTATCTCTTTTAAAACAGATTCTGCACTTGCAGGATATGTCAATTCAGATACATATACACCTGTGGTCTTCATCATTCTGTCGTAAGCCGTAAATGTTGTGGTTGCCTGGTCAAGCGTTGGATGTTCTGCAGTAAAAAAGCCAAGTGGAATATACTCATACTTTCCGCTTGGCAGTTTCAATCCTATCTCTATAGGAATCTCTGTGTTTTCAAACAACTCATTTATTCTTTTTACTGTCAGTTCTATCTTAGCTGCAACAGCCGAACCTATCTGTATACCCTCATCAGATGTGGAAGCGGTCTCATAGCTCATCTTTTTAAAGCCAGCGTCAATCCACTTACCATTTATCTTTAATCGTAAGTTAAATGTTCGCGATGGTGATCTAATTGTTGTTGCAAATTGCTCTGATACATTATTATACATAAGCTTAATCCTCGATCATAAATTCAATGGCCGCAATATCCTCTAATGTAGTTCCATCGTATCTGCTGTCAGAATCACATACAGATATGTCTTCCATCTTAATCATATGTACATCAACATCCGTTTCCATGTTGTACATCTCATCAATCTCTTTTACAACTTCCTGCTCTTTACCTTCTGGGAACTGGTAAGAATCTCCATCCATGACAGCATTCCCATTTTCATCTTTAAGCACATTGTTCTGTATTACTTCAGTTCTCTGTGTAACAAAAATATCTACTTCTCCTAACAATGTTTTAAGGTTCTTTGCAATTGCATAATTTACTTTTACAGGCCAATGCTTTCTTAAGCCCTGTAAATTCTTAAGCATTGTTGCACTATTATCAATCTGTTTAATAGTCATTGTCTTTTTCATGTTCTGCTCCTTACTGCTGTATTATAGATACACTGGCACTTCTGTAATAATAGTTACCGTCACCTATATCACCCAGCACCTCTTTACTTAATGTACCTCTATAGCTTGTTATTGTTATATCCTGTCCATCGTCATGGAATGTTATTGGAAAGAATCCGGCGATGAGTTTGTTCTTAATAAGTGCCATCTCATCTTCCTTCAATATTCCCCAATTAATAGATAAGGTCTTCTTTTCAGCGACAACATCACCCAACATTGTTCCGTCAAGTGCTCGTCCTGTAGAAGAAGACCATATAATCTCATCATCCACCTTGATGGACACAGGAGCCGGAAGCTCCTGCCCGTCACATCTCAGTATCAATTCATCACATCCTTGTTAAGTTATAATCTCACATTTTCCTGTCTGCTTTGTATGCTCGTTAATCTTATCAACCACATATTTTTTTAGGCTCTTTCCATCTAGCTGTATATCAAGGTCCAGTGTCTCCAGTATCTTAAGTATTTGTTTAAGAATACTTATGGCTTCTGCCAGCAGTTCTGCACTGGATGCCATAGCAGCTGCCTTCTGTGCCATATCAAGTAATTTATCCTCAGGTGCTACAACTTCGCCCTGATGCCTGTTATCGCCAATCATGGCAAGCTGTGGAGTGTTTGGCTTAACATATCCACCTTGTGCAAGGTATGGAATCTTGGAGAAGTCGGCTTCCGGTAAATGAAATCCAAAATCTTCGCCACCTATACCCGGTACCCAGTTTGGTACTTTAAAGCTAAGCTTATTTACAGACCTTACTATTGCATTTATGCCAGATTGAACACCTGTGATCAGTCCGTTAATAAATCCAATAACAAGGTTGAGTGGTGCTTTCGCAACGTCTGCTATCAGAGAAAAAATTCCGCTAAATGTATCTATTATTCCATTCCACGCTTTTTCCCAATCTCCTGAAAAAATTCCTGTGATAAAATCAATCAAGCCGCCAAATATGTTCTTAATATCTCCGAATATATTTTTCACATTAGCAACATATGCATTCATAATGTCGCCCAATGAACCGAAGCTCTTTGAGAAATCCATATTAAAGATATTCTGCAGCCAGTCGTCAAATTTAGAAAAGGCTGATGTTATACTCTCCCAGATACCTGAAAACCATTCTCCGGCAGACTGCCACTTATCTACAATCCAGTCCCAACATATTCCTGCTGCCTCTTTTACTGTATCCCAGTGCTTTACCAGTTCATATATTCCAAGTCCTAACGCCGCCAAAGCTGCAATTACAAGTGTAATCGGGCTTGTTAATATAGACATTGCCACACCAAATGCTGTTGTGGCTGCCGTAGCAAGCCAAGTTGCTGCTGTGTGTGCCGCTGTTGCTGCCGTATCTGCTATTTTGGATGCAGTTGATATTCCCCATTGTACAGCCTGTGAAATAAGTGCCTTAGTAGCTAAAGCCATATTAACAACAAAATCTTTAATTCCTGTTGTCACATCTACAGCTTTATTTTTTACCTTTTCCGCTGTATTCTTCACCCATTCAACAGACTGAAGTGCAAGTTCTTTAGTAGCTTTAGCCATATCAATAGCCAAATTTTTTATACTCTGTCCTATGTCTACAGCTTTATTTTTTGCTTTTTCAGCCGTATTCTTCACCCATTGAACAATATCGTCTTTTAATGCTAATGTTGATTCCTTAATAGCAACTACTATGCCCTTTAAATTTTTTACAACATCAGATTGCAAAACATTTACTTTAAACCATGTAGAGTAATATATTCCTAGCTGTGTTATAGATGAAGCAATACTCTTTACAAAATCTTTTGCATACAGCGCACATATTTTAACCGTTTCTAATTTGTCGGCTATCTTTGCTACTGTGCAGGCCTCTATTGCAGTCTTCATCTTATTTATAATTCCAACCACACCGCCAGCATTCATTATGAATTCAGCAAGTTCTACAGCTTTCCAAGCCGCTGCAAACGCTAATATCGTTACAACTATTGCGTCAAATGGTCCTTGGTTATTGCTAATCCAGGTTGATATTCCTTCCAGAGCTGCTGCCAGATCTTTTAAGATATCAACTATCATTCCACCAGTCCATTCTGCTACCGGCTCAAGGAAATTATCCCACGCCCAGTCCCATAATGGCTTTAGTGCATCTAATGCACTGTTCAATACATCAAGCCCTGCTGATAAAACATCTAAAAAAGCTGGTAACGCATCTTCAATTGTCCATGTAGCTAATGGTACAAATATATTTGTCCAAGCCCATTCCAAACCTGAAAACAACTTTTCTGTCAGTGGTTGCGCTGATTCTTTTAAATTATCAAGTGATGTTATCAGGTTATCAAATGATATTGACTTAAGTGGCTCTAATGCCTTTTTAACTTTAGATGCCATATCTGATATTGCACTTGATACATTTGTTGTTTCAGATGTTACTCCTGTGTCTATACCAAGACCACCTGAAGATGTGCCACCTCCACTAGAACTACTGCTGTCCGTCGGCTCTGAAAGTTTTTCTATCTGGTCAAATCCGGCCAGCGATTTCTCTATCTGCTTTGCTGTAGAAGATGCTGCATCTCCTATTCCACTTACATTGTCTGCTGTGTCTGACGCTATATCTCCAAGCCCTGTTATTGAAGAAGCTGATGAGGATATATCTGCACCAGTAAGCATTTGTGTAAATGTTGCAAATCCATCTGCAACCTTCTGCAAGCCTGCAAGCACAGTATTTAAGCCTCGTAATATAGGTGTAAATAATGCTATAAAGCCTTTACCAAGAGAAGCCTTTAACTGTTCGAATCTGAGTGATAATATTCTTGTCTGATTTGCCCAGGAATCCTGTGTCTTAACAAAGTCTCCTGTGGCATTGGACAGTGCACTAGTAACATACTGATATTGGAGCATTACTTTTTCCTGCTCTGTCATCTTAGCCGTAGTCTTACCAAAGCCATTATTAAGTGCATACTGATCCAAGTTCGTCTGAGTCATTACTACACCCAGGTCCTTAAGTGTCTCTGTTTCACCAGTCCAGATGGATTTCAGCTTTGTATATGCTTCATCTGTACTCAAATTGTAAAATGATGCAACATCACCTGTTAATCCAGTAACATCTTCTGCCATATCAAGTGCAGCCTGTCCTGTAATGCCCATAGCATTACTCATCTGGCCAAATACACCCATGTACTTCTTAGCAGATAATTCAGATAGTCCGAAATTAGTCATGGCGTTAGAAGCCCATAAATCAGCCTGATGGCTTAAATCTCCAAATGCTGTATCTACAACGTTCTGTACTTCTGTTACATTTGAACCGACTTCTATGCAGTCTTTTGTAAATTTAGCAAATGCTGCAATGCTTAAAGCTCCGGCTATCTTCTTTCCCATGCCAGAAAAGATGGATGTTGCCTGCTTAGCCGCCTTATTAGAAGCGCCAGTAAGCTGATTAACTATCTGTGAACTGTCTATGCCAAGTTCCAGAGCTATCTGTCCTACTGTATCTGACATTCCCCCCTCCTTTCTGGCACGAAAAAAACTGCCTACTTCTTTGAGTAAGCAGCCTTAAAATCTCTTTGTAATCGTGTCCAATATTCTATATACTGTGGTGTTCCCACCATTTTCCTATTACGCTTCAGAATCCAGTCATCATGTATCTTTTTCTGTTCCTTAGTAAAGCTATTGATAGCTTTAATGTCTTTCTCTGCCCTTATACTTACCACTCTTCCAAGTGGTGTTTCAGGCATTATTCCTGATAATAAAGAACAGAATTCAGACCATGACATATCATCTTCTGTTCGCAATCGTATGCCATACTGGGACAGGAAGCTGGCTTCTATCAGCTCCCAATCATCCCATATATCATAATATATCTCATTATGCTGAGGGTGTCTGCTCCTCGCCGTACGTTCCCATAGCAACCTGCATGATTGTATTATACATTTCCTTATATTCAGGAATAGGAAGATCTAATGCCTCAATCTTATCTGAAGCATCTTTTCCTACAAGCATTTCAAGGCCTTTAATCATAAATGCCATATCATCCTTGTTTTCCTTGTTTTCTGCTTCCTGTGCCATAGCCTGTATATTAAGAATTGTACTCTTTCTGTTATTAACAGTAACAACCAAATCTTCTGTAATACGAATCATAGGTAACTGGTTCGTAATCTTCATGGAGATATCTATTACCCTAAAATCTGTCTTTGCCATTTTTCAAATTCTCACTTTCCTTATTCCTGATTATATTCTATATATGTTGGTTTTCCGTCTGACTGTGCTTCCCATTCAAGTGCATCAATGCTTGTTGAATCTCCACCAAGAGATGTTACATTGATAACCGCCGGTATAAGAAGCTGGTCAAGATTAGGAAAGATAATCGATACCCATGTATTACAATCCTGTCCTGTCTTTAATGCCAGGCTTGCGATATAATCATTACCTTCATCACCATAATTACGCTTACCACCCATAGCCATGCCGAGTGACTTACCTGTTGTGAGTCTTCTTGTCCAGCCCGCCTGATCCATTGGATTCCATTCTTCAATAGTTCCATCCACGGATATGCTTAAGCTCTCTGCATCTTTTACAACCTTTGTTTCTACTGTTTCCGGTGTATCTGTGCTCTTTCTTCCTGTTACACATACCCCGAACCGAATTGTATGTACCGGATTAACGCCAGTAAGTGGTGTTGCTCCTGCATTATATCCGGCTAATTTAGTATTCTGTGCCATGCTTTTACCTACCTTTCATAATAAATATCTAATTCTATTACACTCTCAAAGATACCTTTATCATCTTTCCCTACATCAACAGGCTCATCAACCAGCATTTTAGTGAAGAACACTTTAGTATCATTGATTGTAATATGGTTCATATCCCTAAGCATATTGTAGAGCTGTTCTGCGGTCTTCTCTGTGTCTCTTACACTCGTGTTCCAATGAACCAATATGCTTACAGACTTAACACGATAAGAGCTGTTATTTAAGCCGCCTACCGCCATCAGCACAGGTCTTTGCTTGTTATTATTGTAAACACCTATGCTCTTATTCTTTTTGTCGTCTAATTTGCCGCAATAGACGTTAGTATTGTCTGCAATACCAAGACCTGCTATATAATCTCTTACATCACCTATTCCTAACATCACAACCCCGCATTCTTTTTATAAAACTTTCCAAATGCTTTAGGTGCAAGATTCTGCTTCTTACCATCTTTCATGTAGTCATCAAGCCATCTGCCTTTAGCATTTGCATTTCCTTCATGTTTCTTGCCGCTTTCATCTGTCCACGGCGTCTGATGGAAGTTGTATTCCGGATGATAATACAGCCGTCTGGCGTATGGTGTACTAGACACAAGATATGCTTTTCCCTGACCTATATCAGATAAATCAACAAATGTGCTTTCATTCTGTAATGTTCCTGTATCCCTCGGTATAACCTGGCTCTGAACAACATCTGTATGTATTGCTTCTGCTGTTTGCGCAACTGACTCTTTTGCTGCTGCCGTAAGCTTCCTTACCATAGGCATATTAAGCTTCACCGTTGATTTAACATCTCTTGCCATTACATCACATCCAATCTTACATAATTAACCGTACCATCCGGATTACGGCACTTCGTACCCTTGTATATATGCCTTGTTACACCGAACACCGTTATATCACCTTCGGTAATTACCGGAAGCTCTGGTGCAATATCTCCTGGTATCAAAGCACATCCTTCAAGTTGTATAAGAACCTTTTCTGCCGTTAATACGGTCTTGCCGCTGTCCTGATAGTTACATAAGCCATCCCATATAACAGGCTCAAGAGGCTCTCCATAGACATTCCTGCCTTCTTGCGTTATCTCAAGGTGTATCTCTGTCTTACACATGCTCTTTAATATTAAACATGGGTACTTCATACTCACACCCCCAGACTTAAACAACACAAACCTGTCTGACAAAGTATCTGGTATGTATCGCGTTTTACAGCAATTCCATTCTGTACAAGAACATTCCAACTGCTGCCAAACTGCATAGATACTCCATTTAGAGTATAATTCTGTAAGACACAATTAATCATGTCCTCATTCTCATATTCAAAATCAGCCATATCACAGCATACATCTATGATTATTGCCTGCTGGAACTCTGTCAGACCTTCAAAACCTCTCGCGACTATACGATTAAAAGTAAGCGAGTCGATATGTCGGCTCGCCTGTTTTAATCTTCGTACTATCTGCTCATCCGGGATAAGTCTATGTTCACTAAGGTACTGCTCTTTACTTGCGTATACCATAAGACCACCGCCTATTCTGTCCTATCTTCCTTTGGTTCATCTGCTGTTACTTTCTCTTCCTTGGGCTTGTCTTCCTTTGCCTTACCTGTTTTCTTTGACCTAATAACCTTTGGTTCAAAGGTCAATCCAATTACTGTATCTGCCATAATGATTCCTCCTTAATTATCCTTATGTGATACATATACCCCAGCGGTCTTATTCTCATATACATGGCCATAAAGATTATTATTACGATACTTGAATACATGACTATCGCCATCCTGGTCCTGATCTGGACTAAAGTACTTAATATACTGATCCATAGCTGTTACAGCTGCAGACTTCTCTACACATAAGAAGTTAACATTCTTAGCCGGCTTAGTTGTCATCTCGTAATTTTCAACCTGTGTTCCACTTGGACTACTAACAGCCTTATAATTGCCCTCACTTTCTTTTGTGTAATAAGTCTTACCCGGCTGTGGTAATGTATCCTTTGATAATGTATAAGCTGCCTTAGTCTTTTCATATCCATATGAATTCTTACCATCATGAAGGGTTATTGATGTGTACATACGTGACTGTGGAACTGATATGATCTGAGAAAATCTCTTAAGTACTTCTCTTGATTTAGTTGTATCCATATCGTCCGCAAGAGAAGCTAATGTAGGTGTGATGAATAAAATACGTGATTCCATAGGAACTTCATCATCATCCATCTTATTAGCACAAGCTCTTAACGCTGTTATTAATTCAGCTCCTGTTTCAATATTCTCTTCCTTTACTGTTATATCCTTAGTTCCACAGATTTTAGCAATACGCGCGGCATCTGTTTCCGGAATAACCTTTGTTCTTAAGAATTCGCTTGATAACTTGGCAAATGGCTGTGCAAGTGTTTCATCATTATCAAGACGGTCGATTCTTAAATCCTGTGAACGTTCCTTATCGTACTTAACTGTTTCCCATGTAAGTGAAGTTGAACCCTTTGTATAACCTGACTTTCTATCAAAATCACCAAGTGCATCCATATCAAGCTTCGCAATCTTGATTTCACCGTTATTGCCTTTTCTTACTGTTGTTTCATCACCATCTAATACTGAGGTCTTTGCACCTTCCTTATACACCTCATCAAGTATTGGAAGGTATATTGTAGATAATTCGATATTATTCATATAATCCTATTCCTTTCTTTACTGCTTTGGCTTTAATCCGAATAACTTTCTTATCGCATCATCATTACCCGGATTGCCATTTCCATTGTTACCAGGAGCACCTATCTGGAAGCCAGCATTGTTCTCCATACTTGGCTTAAGTGCTGGTACATCTTTAAGTACCTGCTCAAGTGAAGCTTTGATATTATCTTCAGACACCTTTCCATCCACACCCTTTACCTTGCTGAAATCAGCCATCTTAAGCACATAGGGAAGTGTCTTAGCTTCTATACCAAGTGTCATTGCTACCTTTGTAGCTGCAAGCTCAATCTGAGCCTGTTCAGCAACCTTCTGTGCTGCTGCCACTTCATTCTGAAGATTAGCATTAGCGTTCTGCTGCTGTTCTGTCTGCTGCTGCTTATTCTGCTTAAATGTTGCAATAGCCTGACTTATCTCATCTTCTGATAATCCCTGCTGCTGGAAATAGCTTTTAAGCACAGCATTCTCTTTCTTGGCAGTTGCATTATCCAGCATTGCCTGTATCTTGTCATAATCAACACCAGCTGTCTGCTGATTACCCTGCTGTCCTGCCTGTCCATTGTCTCTTCCAGCGTTCTGGTCGCTGTTACCATCTCCGCCCTCTGCGAAGAGCTGTAAATTCATAGGTAATGTCTTTCTCATCATCTATCTCCTTTCTTCCGTTTACCGCCCGTCGGCATTTCCCTAAAGTTTAGTGCCATTAAGTTTTGGGCATAAAAATAGCACCCACAGCGTATTGCTATGCGTGCTTATTAACTAATATTAAATTGTGTTGCACCGGTGCAACTTACTCTATTTTCTAAAGTTCTATTAAGATGTATCCGCCATCCCGTGTATCTGACATTTTAACTATCTACCTCCTCCGGATAATTATACTTCATTAAATCTCCCTATGTTCTTATCTCCACCAAATTCTTCCATCAACATTTCCTGATGTTTCTTGTGTGATAATTCAGAATAATACTTACGCTGTTCCTGCGTAGTTGCTTCTCTTCCCTTTTGCAGCAACTCTTTATATTCTATAATCATGCTAAGCATAGGTTCTTCTAATCTCAATGCCAATCTACGATTAGACTGATTTAATTCCTCAATATTTTCTAAAATCTTCCTTTGCTCATCATTACTGATTATTTTATCAAACCGTGACTTTAGGCTCTTAATTTCATCATTGTTTTGTTCTATTAAATGATTCGTATATTGTATTATACTTTCTCTTTCACTTTGATTACGCATACAACATTCTCCTTTAATACCCCACTAGAATCTTCTAAATCCTCTGGAAAATATAGATACTCCCTATGTTTTGATAAATAATCATATTTACTTTCCTTTATCACTTCAACCACTTCATACTTTGAACTACTTAAAACCTCTGATTCATCAGTCCCAAATAAAGATAAATGCTGCACACCAACAGCCGTTTCATTTTTCTCGCATTCAAGTATAACAGAACTTCTCTCGTAATCGCTTATTCCGCCATATCCAATGGCAGTACCTTTGTTACTCGTCCAGCTCTCTATTATACCTCTTCTTGGTAGTTCATCACCTTTTTTCAAATCGCTAAACATTCTAACATCTGAGTTGTTCAATATCATTCCTCTGCTTATACTGCCTTCGTATGTTGGCATTCTGTCAATTCCATCTCTAATTGTTTTAGCTGTTTCAGTTTCTCCATTCAGAATTGATGTATAATCACCACCAAAATACTCTTTAAGTGCCTCTTGAAGTTCTTTTGCTTTTTCATCCGAATACCCTGTATCTGTCTTAATCTGTTCAAGTGCTTTCTTATTAAACTTATCAAGTTCATTATCTGGAACTTTACCACTATATCCAGTATTTAACTGTTTTCTCTTTTCTTTCTGAAGTAACAGCTTATTCTTTTGTTTTTCAAATTTCTTTATTCGAATGTCTAAATCTTTTAGTTTATCAACCAAATCATCCTCAGAAACATCTCCAAAGCCATCCTCGATAGAATCAAATTCTTTGAACCAGTCATCATAAGAATATCCTTCTGTCATGTCGCTAAATTCTTTCTTAAGAGACTCTATTTTTGTATTCGTGTTAGTGATACTATCTTTTAATTTTATTTTATCATTCTTCTGTCCATTTGCAACTACATTCTCCCATTGTTTCTTCCTCGCCGCATACACTTTCTTGTTATCTGAGTCTAAGGAATACCTAGACAGCCTATCAAACTGCTCAATCATCCTGCCTGCATACTGCTGCTTCTGGTCCTGCTTGTAATCTTCCTTAACCTGCTCAAGCTCTTTCTTGGAAAACTTGCTATCAGGCTCATCATCAAGTTCAGGGAAGTATGTTGTATGTACATCTTTACAGTTAGGATGGTAAAGCCCTGCTGCCATAGCAGAAGACATAAGTGGATAAGGACCATCAGATGCCTTACCTCCACTCCACACATCATCTATGAGAATCTTTCCAACAAACGGAAGGCACTTAGGACAGGCATTAGCACGCTTATTCATAATAACTGTACTAATTCCCCATGATTGTCTCATTTCACCTTCTCCGGTCAAATAGGCACGCTTACACGCTGTCTGAATTGCCATCTTGGCATATGATTTTATTGAATGTCTTGCACCATTGGAATATTCTATACAGTTAATGCCTGCCTTAAGAAAATCCTTTGTAGCCATATCTACAGCCTTCTCATATGTTCCTGCGCCTGTATTTGCATATACCTGTGCATTAAATATTATCTGTCTGTATTTGTCTTCGGACATCCTGAGCATTGCCTTCTCTGCTGTACCAAAATCATTCTTTGTGGCTTTTATCAGAGCTTCCAGTTTTCTTGTATTAAGCTTAAAAAAAGCACCTTCAGCGCCCTGTGACACCTTAGATGCTTTCAAGCCCTTCTTTAAGGCCCTTAATATCTTCTGTTCCTGTTCTGTACCGCCTTCCTGTCTGGCTGCAAATATCATTGCATCAATAGAGTCATTTATGTTGCTGAACGACTTCGTGAACTTCTTTTTATTCTGTGCCTTATACTTTTCCATAGCCTTAAGCTGTTCTACCTGCCACTGTGACCAGTTAAACCCCATATCTGTCTCTTCTGCTCTGTGGCTCGCAAGATTGCGCATCATAGAAGCAATCAGCTCATCTTCTATGGCTTTAAATGCTTTCTCTATATCATAGTCCGTATTTAACATAGGCTACCTCATTAAAAGCTTTCCACTTCAAATCCATCTAATTCTGTATTAAGTTCCGGTTCTGTCATCTGTTCAATTCCCTGTTCTGCCTTAAGCCTTGCAACTTCTTCCTGTTTCCAGTCATCATCCTTAGTGTCACCATACAGCTCATCAATGGACGCTTCTACACTCATAATGCCTCCCTGCTTGGCTTTGCTCACTGTCTCAACCTGGCTCTCAAAGCTAGGATTCGCATATTCACCAAATGTCACATCAACATCAATGTCCTGTGTTGTTGAATTATTAAGTGTATCTATCGCCTGCAATGTCATTTTTACAAGCTTCGGAAGAACCTTCTGGAGCTGATTTACAATATTATTTCTACTGTACAGCGTTGCTTTTTCCTTCTCCCTCTGTGCTTCTGCATTATCAAGCTTCTTTACATCTATTCCCAATGTAGAAGGGCTCATGATTCCCTGTAAGCAAAGGTCCAATGCCGTGATATATGTAGCAAGATACCCTTCATGTGGTATTTCACTCTGTTCTCTTTCAATCTTATAATTTGCACCTTCTGCCATAGGAGACGAATACTGTATATAAGCGTTGTCAAATGAATTTGGCAGCATAACAGCTCCATCGCTTGGATTTCGAGGAAGTAAATTCTCGGGTATATATTCCTTTGTACGGTTATGTCTTAAGGCATCCATCCACTGGCTCCATGCTTCATCCAGTGCATCAAATTCATCTACCTTACTGTCATAGATACTTTTACCTCTACCTTTAAACTTCGCTGATTTATAGAACATGAGCGGTATGGCCATCATAAAACTTTTATCTTCCCATGTTACAGGTCTTAAACCTGCAAGCTCCGGCACAGTGCTGATATCACATTCTTTATTATCTCTTGTGAGCATATATGTTATATAGCCTTTGCCATATGTTTCAAGCAGAATGTACTCTTGATTCTTAACTGTATATACTGTCTTAAACACAACCTCTTTCACTCTGCCGCGTTCTCTTATTATCTCTACCCTGTCGCCAGGATAAAACTCTATGATTGGATACTGACTGAGATTCGTGTCTATGGATAGCTTAAATGCTCCATCTCCAACAATAAGTGTATCTGATATTGCTTGCTTTATAAGCTCTGTAAAGTCATTTTCTTCCGCTATCTTATCCCAGTCTGACTGCCTACTGCCAACATCTACCTCGTTCATATCTGCAACAACAATACTTGCAAGCATATCAACCATCATTGCAGGTAATCCTACATGTATCTTTCTTATCGCTAATCCAGGAGAGCATTTTGCAGCCCAGAATCTTGTCTTGTCCCCATCAACCTGATCATACAGCTGTGACAGCTCTTCACTTACACCTCTGTACCATATCTGATTCTTAATGGCGTTACCTTCAAAGTCGAAGATTTCCTGTATATTAATTATTCCTCTCTGTGCCGGCTGCACACGCAACCATGTCCTTATTCCATCTCTTATCTTATCAGCCATAGTATTAAATATGCTCACCTCTCTCACTCTCCTATCCGTTCTCTACTCCAACTTTGTCCCTGTATGGTATCCAGCCATATTGTGTACTGTTTACCATATGATCATTTCCATCTTCCGGCTCACAGTCTTTATCTTCCAGCCAACTGTATACCTGCAGTTCCCCGGTGTAGTTCGTGCATGTATCTACAACATAATAGCTTGGCTCTTTGCCCTTTTCGTCGTTAAAGGACATCCAGCCAAGCTGTAAGTTAATTCTATCTATTATGGTTACTTTCTTATACGCATTGTTAAATATATACTGGCAGTCAATGTGTTCTCTCTTGTACTTGGCAAACTCTGTTATCGTTGCCTGATCAGCATTATCTATAAACACATTCTTTGACATTCCACCCCATTCTTTTCTGTTACGCTCCAGGAAGTCTATGTAATTCCTTACTGTATCACTTGGAGCTATTGGTATATCAAGAGCCGCATTGTTATATACCTTTTCATCCAGTACTATCAACTTGCCTTTGTTGGTTATTCCCATAAAGGACATAGCAATAGTATCAGGACTCTTGGTTGAATATGCCGTATCAAGACCGCTTGTATATATTACAAACCATTCTGTCTGCTTGTCGTCATATTCTCGCTTAATAAATGCCTTAGCCTGTTCCTTTGTAATAACATGTCTCTTGCAGAAATTAGAAAAGACAAGACCTGTAGCCTTGCCTCTTAATCCCAATATCTTGTTTTTATATATCTTGGTACCGGGAGGATAGCTCATTTTTTTCTGTTCTATCTTCTCTGGTGTCATGGATATATTATCTTCAAATGTGAAGAACCAATATACCCAGTCTTTAATAGGTTCACAACCGTTAAGGTCCTTCCATATCTCTTCCGGCACATCTGCCTTATACTTATCAATCGGTCTTGCGTGATTAATATATTCGCTGTATATGGGTAATGTAGGTGCATCTGGATTAAGAGTGCCAACAAAATATTCACTTCGTCCGAATATCTCTCGTATGAAGTCTATATTAGCTGTGTTGCACTCATCTACCCATACACATCCAAATTGTGAACCTAAGGCGTTCTTCCACTTACTGGCATTATCATAGCCAAGAATATATATTATCTTGGTACTGCTGCCAGTTTTAAATTTAATGTGTGGAAGTTTATTTTCTTTATCGCCATTACCACAGTATTCCAAATTAGGGAATATCTGAAGTAATCCCATATCTGCATTGATTATATTCTTCTCGATAACGCCTGTTGTATTACCAGCTATAACATGCAGCTTCATATCCGACTCAGCTACATTCATTATGAACTTCACAGCTACTGTTGTTGTCTTACCTGATGCAGTAGAGCCTTCAAGGAATTCTGCTCTTGCTGGTGTATCTATGTAATCCCAATACTTATCACTTAGAAGCATCAGGCTCACCCCTTGCCTTACGCTGAGCAAGAAGCTCTGATAGCTCGCTCCTGGTTGTATCGTTTACATTGGCTTCTATCTTGTCTGTAAAGATGCCTAAATGCTTGCCAAGAAGCTCTAAGGCCTTAACCTTGTCGCAGGACTTAACCTCTAACCCCTCTCTGCCTTTCTTGATAACAGCAAGTGCCCTCTTCTGTTCCTCTGTAAGTTCTTCCGTAAGTACCGGCTCTACTGTTCTATACATAACAGGTTTACCATCTTCATCCAACACATCCACAAGTGCTCCACCTACTTCTGCTTTCATCTTCTTTTCAACCACATGTGCATAATCAGCATTATTAGAAAAAGCTATCAAAGCAAGTTCCTTGATAACTCTCTCCTGGGTTATCTCTGTACTCCTTGATAGCTCTTTTTGTCTTTCTCCTATGTACTGTGAAATTGTAGTATTTTGTAGTAATTTTGATGCATTTGTATTTGCATACTTTTCTGTGTACCCCGCCCTAATAGCCGCTTGTGTGGCATTAAGGTCTATAAGGTATTCATCACAGAATTTCCGTTGTTTATCTGTTAGCCTCACACAATCAGCTCCTTTCTAACTTAAAATAAAAAAGACAACCTCACGGCTGCCTTTTAACATTCCAATAACTTATCGAATTCCTCATGAAACTTATTTGAAAAAACTTTTTCATAATTTGTTCTTTGAGATAAACTGAATAATTCATATTTAATTTCATAATTATTTATTAAAAAAATAAATAATATTTTCATCAAGATATTAATATCTTTATTTATTTTTTCTATCATAATATTTTCTCCTGATAAAATGTCATAAATATATTCTATTTCTTTATTTTCTAATTTCAACTTATCATGAACTTCATTAGAATATTTTGCATATTGAGAATACAGTATATTTAAACAATCTTTATCTGTATATTTACTTTTTATATCATCTTTAATATGCCTGTATGATGTTTCATTAATTTCTTTTATTGATTTATCCTTAAAAATATATGAATAAAAACACTTAAGTGTTTGTTCAGTAATATATCTCATACATGCTGTTATTCCCAAACTATCATTTAATGGTACATACATTAATAACATATTATATCCATATGTTATTTTAGAAATAAAAAATTCTACTTTTTCATCATTTATATATTTTTTTAATATCTCTATAAAAATATTAAAACTACATACTCTTTTATATAGCAAATCATACTCTTTATTATATCGACAATTAGGAAATACTTTTTTTAAAAATTCTTCGTATTCGCTCAACTGACTATTTTTTTCCATATTTCTTCACCAATATGTCATAATCACTTTCTTTAGTTTTTTCAGTTGTTTCTACTTTATTATCTTCTTCCATACTTTCTATCATCACTTTTTTTAATATCTGTAATTGTTCAACTAACTCTTCATATGTTGATTTATGTATTACACTTAAAAATTTTATAATTGATTGATTTCTGCTTTTTAACAAATACGGCTTACATGGAATATTTAATTTTAAAAATAATTCTTCTAATTCCTTATTATGTTTATATATCTCTCTATCATATACAATACTTGTTAAAATAGAATACATTTCCATCTTGAATTGATCAATATCTTTTATTCCCTGAGTTATCATTATTTTTTTATATATCTTATTCTTCATTTCTAATAGTAACCTCCTTATCAAATTCTATGCAAATATCTTCTAAAGATGTTATTAAATTTGTATCTTGTCTATCAGAAATAAACTTTGACATATCTGAAGTAATTAATTTGGGAGAATTGGGAAATACAGTATTAAATATCTTTGTATTATTAAATGCTTTTGAAATATTTTTCATATTTCTTTTTATTCCTTGTGACGGATTTGAATCTATTTTTGTAAATATTATTCCCAAACAGTCCAATGAATGACTATCAAAATCTCCTCTATATGTTGACTTTAATTTACCAACAACACTATCCAGCATGCTTACTCCCAACATAGAATATGCATCTGGAACAACAGGAACTAAATAAAAATCACTCGTTAGTAAAGCTGTTATTGTATAAAATGAATATGTTGGAGGACAATCTATAAATATATAGTCATACTTGTTCCTAAAATCACTGTCTTCTACAAAATTACACAATATATGTTCTGCTGCCCCTGAGCCTATTTCTCTATCCATAAAGTAAACATTTAATTCTCCCGGAATCAAATGCAAATTATCTGTTAATTTATATACAATTTTTTCTATATTTGCACCTTCTAACATTGAGCCAGAAGTTCTATACAAATTTTGAATTGTTGGTAATAAATTAATGTCTGTAATTATTTCATCATCTTTTATTTGTATCACTTTGAAATGCTCAAAAAAAGATTGTGTGCAATTTGCCTGAGGATCTATATCTATCACTAATACCTTTTTATTCATATTATTAGATAAATATAACGCAATTTCTTTGCACAAAGTAGTTTTACACACTCCGCCTTTCATATTTAAAAAAGAAATTATATTTTTATTCATATCATTACCCCCCAATTATAATAAACATATAATAATACATTTATATATTTATTTCAACAAAATAAGACACCAACTTTTGTCAGTGTCTTACCGGGGGTATTAATATTTAATAATGGAGAAATCATGCTGTCCATCAAGTCCAGTTTAGATATTAACACAGACAAAACGAACAGAGCGAACAAACTTTAAATTTTTGCTAAAAATCTTTCTACTGCCATTCTGCAGCCATCCGCTGTGTGGTGTTTTCCCATCTTTCTTGCTACCTGCACCCAAGATAAACCTTCTATGTATCTTAATGTTATAAGCCGTCGCATCCTGCTATTGTCAATTTCATTTATACATTGTTCTATTAGATTAATCTGTGCATCTATCTTTTCTTTAACATCCATCTGCTGCCTCTGTCGCACTAAAAGAAGTGTTCTCTTCCGTGAATATGCCGGATAAGGGAAGCCTTCTACAACAAAATGCTGCTTACCTCCATCTCCACCGGTAACGCTGTCCTTTTCCGTATACCCTTCAGCTTCCATTTTATCAAGTTCTCTTTGTATCTTATCAATCGCGGCCTGTATTTCCTGTTTCTCCTTAACCAAGTCATTGTACTGCTTAAGAAGGTCTTTAATATTGTTATTTTTCAAGTTGTTCATCACCTACCCTCTTCTCATCTAATGCCAGTTTTTCCTTATCCAAGATTTCCAAAATATAATACTGCTTATCTGGTTCAGCTCCCCACTCTGGTCTCCCTTTTCCAATCCTTAATCTGCATCTTGCTTTTATTGCTTTAGAATCCTTGCTATATCCATTACGGAAAATAATCTCCTGAATGCTGTCTTTCCTTATCTCCTCTGGTACTGCCTCGCCTTGCAATAACTCATATTTGCTTCTATGTGAGAAGATACTTGATGGATATATGGTTATAGCTCCGAACAGGTTCTGGAATCTTATTTCATAATATTCTTTTATTTCCCGATACTCTTCTTTCTTCTCACCTGAAAGAATCATATCAAACCATTTTTTCTTGATTGGCAATATTAGCATTATGAATCACCTGCCTTTAATTTATCTAATGTTTTCATGGCTACTTCTAACATCGGTTTGCTAGTTCCACAATTCTGGCCAGCATATGTACATTCTGTCTCTTTGAGATATCCGCACCCTATACATATTGCCTTTGCCACAGCCCTTTTCGAATCCTCTATAGCCTTATTTCTTTCCTTTCCTTTTTCAAGATAATCTGCAGCTTCATTGACATCATTATTGACTACTTTACTATTTAAAAATGCTGTTTTAAACATTTCAGCAATCTCCTTCTCGTCAACTCCGCATAAACTAGGAACATTTCTACTCATATCCCCAATGATTCTTATAAAGAAATCTTCAAATTTATCCTGCATAAAATGTATTTCAAATTCCTCTGGCATTTCTATTATTAATTTCATTTTTCATACTCCCTCCTAATAAACATCTCTCCATCGCACCAGAAGTATTCTTCTGTTGGCATATAATTCTCTATTATCGTCTTTCTATTGCATGTATATGTTCCGTCTGCTGCCACGCTGTTAGAACACTGCTCACAGCATGTATATTCATTCAGGTTCTTATGTCGTCTTCTGCTCATCCGGACACCTCTCTATCTCCACTGCAATACCGTCTTTCTTTGTTATTTTCCACATAATCGTCTCCTTCTACTTTCTCAAAATAAAACTTCACATTATCCGACATATGCTTTACTATACCAAACCGCTCCGCCACTTGATAAGGTATGCTGTCACGCATAAGCCTTTTATGTATTTTTGAAAGATACTTTCGAAATCCCTCGACATCTAAAGTGGCTTTATAGTGGTTGCAGCTCCTACAAGCTGGCATGTAATTTGAAATGTCGTCTGCTCCACCTATCCTAAGCGGTGTTGCATGGTCTACCTGCATATCTTTGTAAGCTATTTCTGTACCACAATAAGCACAATGTCCGTTATACATGAGATATACAGATTGTCTCACTTTTTTAGATATTGCTTTTCTTTTATTCATTCTTACCTCTCAATTCTTTCAGTTTTGCTTCGGCTTCGGATTTTGTCAGAAACCAAGTTTCATTAAAGAACCTATCTGTTAAAATATGTCCTGTTCCATACTTAACATTCTGATCACACTCTAAGTACCAGCCGCGCCTTGTCAGTACGAAATTCTCTACTTTCTGATGATAGACTTTGTTATTTTCACTATGCCTATTTAATATGTTCAGCTTGTAATTGACCTGACTAGGAACAAAATAAACATCATCTCCGATTTTACAAGGTAACTTGACAAGTCTGCCCTGTTCCTCTAAGTCCTCATATTCTTTCAGTTTTTCTCTTAAATCAGCTATCGCCCATAAATTACGATAAAACAATGCCAGAAGTCCTACTGTACTATCTATTTCTACTGAAAGCATAGAACCCATATATTCCTCAAATTCTTCATCTGATAAATCAGTTAAATCTACATTGCAAATATCTTTCATAAGACTTCTTGCAAGCTGCCTACTGTCAATGTCTAAATTGTAATCTCTGTATCTTGCATTACGCTTATTATCTATATAGCAACTATTATGTGCCAGTTCAATCATAGACATATCAGATGTATTTTTTCATTTGCCTTCCTCCTTCTGCTGCCATCTCTATTGTATTTATCCGTCGGCTTATAGAATGGGCAAGGCTTATCCTCCTTGGCGCAATACAGTTCTTTAAGTCCTTTACAGTCTCTCTGCTCAAGATTAGCCATTATACAATCTCTATTGACCATCATTACTACCTCCCTCAAAAAGTTTCTTTAATATTGCATTAGCCAATTTATCCAACTTTTCATCTATTTTTTTATCAAGGTCTTTCGATACCTCTTCCTGCTCTTTGTCTGTTAAAAGTGCCAGCTCACAGGCTTTCTTAATTCTTTCTTCAGCAAATACCTTATCAATACCTGTATTAAGCATTGCTCTATATACAGTCTGTATTGCTGTTCCTAATTCTCCAACAAGTACCATTGGTGTTCCTTTTATTTCAATTCTACCTTTATCACATTTAATCATAATTATTCTCCTTATTAGGCAAATCTTAATTGCCCTGTCTTTTCCTCGTTTATACTGCAGTTAGGCATTCTCTGCGCTATACATAATTCTTTAAGGTTAGCCCTTACCAGTGCATTTGGTACCATTGGACTAACAGAATTGCCACATCTCTTAACCTGCTCCGCTCTTGGATATGTCTTTCCTGTGTAATCATGGTCAATTATGTAGTCGCTAGGAAATCCCTGGCACCCATACAGTTCCCTAGGTTCTAACATTCTTAGTCCTATATCAACAATCTGGTAGTCTGTACCTTCTATGGTTACAAGACCAAACCGGTCCTTTGTGGTAATTGTATCGAGAGGATGTTTAATATCCTGTCCTGTAGCATCTCCATAATACTTAACCAGAAATGCCCTTACTTCTCCAAAATGTCCATCGCCTGCTGTTATCGTTGGAAGAGGTTTCTTTATATTTCTTCCGTCACAATGGTTATTCATCTGTATAAGACTCGATAAAACCAGTCCATATCTATTAGAACCATCTATAGTCATAACCGGATTATCTATCGTCTGGCCTCTTACCTCCCCATTAACAGTCTCAGAATGGTATTGAATCAATGTTGGTGCACACAAATAATGTTTGCCGCTTCCGACAATGGTTGGTAATGGCTTATTGATATCATGGATCCTTGGCAACTGTCCTGTTCTTTCGCCATACCCAATAGGCACAATAAAAGGTTCTGGGTTATCCAAAACAAATTTCTTTAAGCCTCTTGCGATTCTTTCCATTGTCTTGGGTGCTAATGGTCTTACCGCTTTTATTCCATATTTCTCCTTTATCTGTTCAGATGTATCAAATATGCTGGGGCATGGTCTGCTAAAATCTATCTGTGTATATGCTCCAACATAAGGTTTTAGCAGTCCCTTTTTCACAGCTTCGCTGTCTGCTGGTGCATGTGTAGGCTCTGGCCATATAATAGGTCTCTTGTCACATCTTGCAACCATAAAGAATCTCTTTCTCATGGTTGGCGCTCCGTAATCTGCTGCCACAAGCTCCCTGAACTGCACTTCATATCCTAAATCCTGCAGCTGGTTTACAAATTTATTAAATGTCTTGCCCTGCTTTGTTTTTATTGGATGATGTCCTCTGTTCAGTGGTCCCCATGTCTTGAATTCTTCTACATTCTCCAACATGATTACTCTAGGTCTTACCAGTCCAGCCCACCGGCACGCTACCCATGCAAGACCTCTTATATTCTTATCCTTTGGCTTACCGCCTTTTGCCTTGCTGAAATGTTTACAATCCGGAGAGAACCAGGCAAGCCCCACAGGATGCCCATTACATGCCTGCACTGGGTCTACCTGCCATACATCTTCACAATAATGCTTTGTATTCGGATGGTTTGCTTTATGCATTGCAATAGCCTTAGGATCATGGTTAATTGCTATATCCACACTAAAGCCGGTAGCTTCTTCTATTCCGGTGGAGGCTCCGCCCCCACCAGCGAAATTATCAACTATTAATTCCCCGTTTATCATATTAAGCCTCCATAAAGTCAAACAGCGTAGGTGTTTCTATCTCATTCTCTGCTGCTCTCATGCATTTATATGAGCAGTAATATTTACAATTTCTTTTGTAGCCCCATGTCTCTCTGCTTACCGTTATTGTGGATACATATTTACCACATTGTGCACAATAAAACCCAAAAGCATCATTGCGCTTCTTTACTGGGAGACTTCGCCTTTCTATCCGGCTTGTCCTCTTTTACTGTTACTGCATCGCTTAATGCAGAAATACAGACTTCTAAAGACTTACAATGTTCTTCAATTACCTCACTTAAGCGGTTCTTGATATATTCAGCCGCAGAATCTGCTATGTCTTTCATGCCTGGGAGCTTGTACAGCTCTGTATATCCTGCGTAATGGCTTCTGTCTTCGCTCGGTTCTCCCTTAAACAAATCTGCTCCGGTAAGCTCTTCCTTAACGCGATACATGTCCAGTACCATATTTGCGCCATCTTCTATTGCAAGTCCAAGTTTTCCTATCTGCAATAATGTTTCCTGTGTCATTAGTTGTCCTTTCCAGCTTTACAGAATCCGACAATAACACTTGCTAATGCTGCTCCGGCTATAAAGCTTATTATCTCTGCAATCATATATCCTCCTCTGTCTTGCTATAAATATCTATAACTGCTGCCACAACATCTTCTCTGTTCCATTCTGTTTTTTCGTCTGGTGGTGCAGTTATTGTCACCCTGCCTAATTCTCGATTTATATCCATTGTATAAATCCTGTTATGTACACAAATCTGATACACCGCTTCATCATCCGCACATAAAATCCCCATGATTTCCGCTGTCTCAAGACTTGAAGTGTATATTTTGTCTCTCAGATGCTTATTATCTTTAAAAAGCTGCTGTAATACCTGTTCAAGCACATTGTTATCTGCAGAATCTTCATACAGATAATTCTTTCCAAATGCTTCCATCCATTCTCTACGGCTGTATACCTGTTCAAAACGTCTTTGACCTGCTCTTATAAGTTTCAAATCTGTTTCTCTGCTCTTATGTACAGCTTCCGCTCCTGTTCTATGGTCTTTTTCACATAGATATACGGTTAGCCCATACTTTTCAGCTATCTTTCTGTTTGCTACCCCATGCATAACATGGTGCTTTTCTAAGCCGTATGATGTAAGAGGTCCAAAATACCCCTGTCCCTCTGCTCTCATACGGCACAGAAAACATTCTTTTGTATCCTGCATTATGCTTCTGCTCATATTCTCCTTTCCCCTCCCATAACAGGGAGGTCTGCTGCCATATTAATAGTTGCTGTGATATATATACTTAGATAAATAAGTATCTTGTAGACATTTATGGAGTAAAACGCTTCTCCCATTTTGTATTTATGCGGATTGTTGCCATCCTGATTCTTAATATGTCGATGGATGCTGGCATTCATATAACTCTCTTTTCAGCTTTGCTATTCTCCCTGCTACTTGTGTAAGATGATTTACACGAATATTGGTATTAACAGCATTTTTGCCCTCATCATATGTAAGAATTGCCTGCCTCAGCCACTCCTGTTCTTTCAACTCATTCTTGATTCTTTCTTCCTCACTGGCATTTCTCATATTCTGCCTCCATCTTCTTAAGCTCATATTCCATCCACTTTGTAAAATCATGCGGCTCATCCGACCAGCTTATAATATGTCCGCGGCTTACATTTAGGTACTGCTGCCACAAATCCGCATTCTTTACTGGCTTGCCTGTCTTTTTCTTCCAACCGTCCTTTTCCCACTGTTGTGGCCAAGCATTTCTACAACTGTTTAATACATGCTCACATTCTGTATTTATGCGGATTTCACAGTTTTCATGGAAACGCATAAGTGCATGTATTATTGCCTGCAGTGTTGCCTGGTTCTCTGTTACATTCTCAAGTGTGCCTTTTCCATTACGGACAAATTCTTTGCCATTAATAACTATCTTCAAAACATACATGTATGCGACATGCTTGCGGACTGCTGGTCCTCTTGCACTTGTTTTTATATAAACATCTACTTTCTGCACTAACCACACTCCCTTCCTTTATGTCGTCGAAACTTGGCTTCATAGTATCTAAAGCCCATCTCAGATATTCCGGTTCTCTCAGAATCCTTAACCATGTAATATCCTTGTTTCTCATATTTGCGTATTGTGCTTCTCCTTGTTTTATCTGCAAACGTATTTGCATTAACTACCTGTTTTACAATCACTGGCTCTTTTAAATTTCTTGAAGAATTCCATCGCTTACCTATTCTTCTGCCAAGAGTCTCCTCTGTCTTATTTGCATACTTAACAAAATACTGAGCAATTCTTGTGTAGTCATTGTCACTGTCCAGCGGCTTTACATGGACAAACCCTTTGTTCCAACATCTCTTTAATACACGCACATCACATACACTCATGATCATGTGAATATGATGCGCTCCCTTACTTCCTATCTCTTTAACATAGATGTACTTTAGAGGACCAATGTTCTCAAATTCTCTCCTCAAAGCTTTTAGCAGATTGCGAATATCTACTGTCATATCATCAGGTGTGGGAGGTCGGCTCTCCCTGGCATAAGTCCATGTAACCAACATTCCTGTCTCATCTGTAAAATTGGTATTCATCTTTGCCGCCAGCTTCCTTTCTGCCAGTCTCCGGTTTATGGTTTCCTGTTTCGCTGTTGTTACCTTCTCCCGGCTCTCCCTTCTTTCCCCTCGACAGTTATATCTAAGGGTGTGATATCGTCTTATTGTTATTACGCTACCTGCTATACATATTTCCTTTATGTATGGCATTAAAAATTGTCTCCTTGGTTCTTAACTTAATTAATACAATCAAGTTTTTATGGGGATTTCCCCCCATTATTTTTCTTAATATTCACATCAAATATTGACTTTATTCTTAAAATGATTTATTATGTATTCAAGTTGTTACGCAACTTGTCGATTTGGTTCGAGCCGCTGGTCCAAGCGGCTCTTTTTTATATTGTTGGAAGTCTGTAAGTTCCTTCCGGCACAAAACTGAATATCTCCAACAATCTCAGCCTTGTATACCATCTGGCAGCCAGCTCCGTGTTACCATTCCTAAGATTCTCATTAATTCTCTTGTTGTAAGATATTATTAAACCTACACGCCGCATATTATCCTCCTTTCCTAAATTACAATATCCTTTGGTTCATTCGGATTCGTTAAATCCTTTCCCTCGTTATCCCTGAAGAATCTTTCAAGCTCTGACTTTCTTATTCTTGTATGAGGGATTTTAAGCACCCTTATCTGATTTGCGTTGATAAGTGTATAAACATACTGTTTAGAAGCTCGCATGATTGTTGCCACTTCCTCCACTGTATACACCATATCCTCCGGCTCTCTCTTTATTGTTGCTATCTTCATAAGCTTGCTCCTTTCCTTAATCTATTTCCTCTTAGGTTCATGGCATAACACCAATATTGTTATGCAGATAATTGCTGTTATCGCTATTGCTGTATAATTCATTTACTTCTCCTTCATCTTCACCCAGTCTTCTACATCTTTCTGTGTCATCTTCATAGGAGCAAGCTTAGCTCCCCAGTATTCCGACTCTACTGTTACAACCTCAATATTTTCTTCCTGCATATACCGGAGTAAATCTTCCGGTTTGCCAAAATTGGCATATTCAGTTCGTATTATCATAAATTTTGCCTCCTTGCATTATCTGTACAATTCAGTAGTATTTTCTTGTTATAAGTGCTATACTAATTTAATAAAATATAAAGGAGTAAATATATGCCACTATGGTTAGACTATTTATGTGCTGCTACCGGCTTAATAAGTTTTGCCTTATCCTTATTAACTTATTGGAACACTCGTAAATTAAAGCTGGTTGTTCTTTATACAAAAGAACGCGCTGATTATAAAAATGAATATCAGTCATTAGAAGCTCAGATTGACGGCTTCATTCTTTCTTTATCCCATGATTTGCAAGCTTCTGACTTAAGCGACTCAATTGATATTTTTGTAAACAACTTAACTGAAAGATATTCTTTCTTGAAAAAATCACGAGTGCAAAATCATGTTCTTTATTTAAAAATGCTGCATAAATTCAATAAAAATAATAATCACTTATACATAACCAGATTAAATTCATTAAAAATTCAACTTAACAAGGAGGCACATTATGACTCAACCCAACATTATTAATTTTGTTATGAATCTCTCTAATAAAACTGCTAATAATCAGTTAAATTGGCAGCAAGTTCTCTTTTTAGAACCATCCTTAAATAAATTATTTGATACATTTGATACTCTTCAATCTTTTGTCTGCCATCTTGACGCTGGTGACATATACCTTATTAATGGGAAATTAAAAAGTTCTTCGACTGCATTTAAAAATTACTTATTCCTTGATGACAAAAATGTTGTTCAACAGATATTTATTGATGATTGCTACATATATCAACTCTTAAATGCAATACAGGCATCTTCTAATACCACAAATGAACTCATTAATAAATTTAACAATGCAATAAATAATCAATAATCATCTTTTCTGTCCCTGATTCCGTATACAATCAAATCAGGGACTTCTTTTATGTGTTTTATTTCCCGTCTAATCTCATTCAGGTTCTTTACCTGAACAAAAATCGTAATTATACTAGCTATTAAGAAAATTACCTTCACTCTCTCACCTCCTCGAATAGATAATCAAACTTCACATTAAAGGTCTTACATAAAATCTTTATTTCAAATGTTGTAAATTTCCCTGTTTTTTTCTTGTTTTCATAAGAAACTCTTGATATTCCTAATAATTTTGCCACATCTGAATTTGTATATCCTTTTCGTGCTTGTTCCGCTTCTAAGTTTCTAAACAATTTTGTTTCCTCCTTTCATGTTTGCATAACGCAAACTTTGATTATAATATAATTACTATCTGCAAACTTGTCAATAGTTTCCTTTGCATTTTGTAAACTTTTTATTGACATGTTTGCATTTCATTCATATAATCAAATCATACAAATGTTATTCAAGGCGGTGATTAATAATATGGGAGATATTTTTAACGAAAATTTAAAGTCAGCAAGAGAAAAGAAAGGTTTATCTCAAAAAGAAGTTGCTGAAGCTATTGGGGTCGCCAAATCTACATATTCTTTATATGAGAGTGGGAATAGAGAACCTAATGTTCAAACTATAAAGCGAATTGCTGATGTATTAAATGTTTCTGCCGATGTGCTTTTAGGATTAGAAGAACCTCATACTATAGCTGCTCATTTTGATGGAGATGGATTTACGCCAGAGGAATTAAATAAGATAGAAGAATTCGCTAATTTTGTTAAGTCAAAAAGAAAAAACTAAGGGGATGATTTATTGACTGATTATGAGAAATTATTATCCAATGCAAACGATAATAATGTTACAGTTTATGATGACTACAATTTGAAGGGAACTAGAATAAAAGGATTATATTGTGATGGCTCTGTTGCTATAAGTAATAGCTTAAGAACACAAAAAGAAAAAACCTGTGTACTTGCAGAGGAATTAGGACATTTCTACACCTCAACCGGAAATATCTTAGATATGTCTGACACTGGTAACAGAAAGCAAGAAGCTAGAGCCCGTCTGTGGGCATATAACAGACAAGTTGGTTTGCAAGGTATTATTAATTGTTATAAGGCCAATTGCAGAACTTTACATGATATGGCAGATTACTTAAATGTAACAGAAGAATTTCTAAGTGACGCTATTGAATGTTACCGTTCTAAATATGGCATATCCGTGCAAGTAGACAATTATGTTGTTGGGTTTCAACCATCATTATATATTATGGAATTATTTGAATAGGAGAAAACATGGGATTATCTGATATATTAAACGCTAAAAAACTTCGTGAAGAAAACGAACAATTAAAGAAAATGATCACTCCCGAAATGCAGACTAGTTTTGATTTATCACAACATATAGAATCACTAAAAGCTCAGGTTAATGATTTACAGGGACAATTTGATAATTTGAATAATCGCATTAACGATAAAGGACAGGAATACAATAATCTTCTTGACCTTATAGATGAAACAAAATCAAAATTGATTATTATGCAAGACGATGTACTTGTACAAGAGTTTGGTTTGTATACACCTATTTATGATTTCGCCACATCTGATGGCTATAAAGAAAAATTAACAGCCATCAGGGATAGACAGAAACAAATGATAAAAAATGGTACTGCTGCCACTGGTGCTATTAATTGGCAAGTTAATGGTAGCCTACAAAAAGGTTCTAAGATGGTAAGTGATACTCAAAAACTTTTGTTAAGAGCTTTTAATAGCGAATGTGATGAGGTAATAAATAACGTCAAATACAATAATTTTGATATGTCGCTTAAAAGAATTACAACCTCTCGCAACGCAATATCACGACTGGGAAAAATGATGCAGATTTCAATATCCAATGAGTACTATCAGGCTAAAGTAGATGAATTACATCTTGCTTTTGAATATCGTCAGAAAAAACAAGCAGAAAAAGAGGAACAAAGAGAGGCTAGAGCTGCTCTTCGTGAAGCTGCCAAGCTACAAAAGGAAATAGAAGAACAACGAAAAGCTATTAATAAAGAGCGTAATCATTATCAAAACGCTTTGCTATCTGTTTTAAAACAAATTGAATCTTCTCCTACGCCTTCAGATGAGCTGATACAAAAGAAAAATGAGCTTGAATCACAACTTGGTGTTATTGATGTGAAAATAAAAGACTTAGATTACAGAGAAGCTAATCAGCGTGCTGGTTATGTTTATGTTATTTCTAATATTGGTGCATTTGGTGAGAATATTTACAAAATTGGTATGACCCGCCGTCTTAACCCTCAAGATAGAGTTGATGAATTAGGTGATGCGTCCGTTCCTTTCAATTTTGATGTGCATGCAATGATATTTTCTGATGATGCTCCTGCACTTGAGAATGCTCTACATAAAGCCTTTGAAAATCGTAAGGTTAATATGGTCAACCATAGAAGAGAATTTTTCAATGTTACATTGGATGAAATAAAAGATGTTATACGACAAAACTATGACAAGACTGTTGAATTTGTCGATATCCCAGATGCAGAACAATATAGAGAAAGTCTGAAAATGAGACAATAGTATATGGAGGTATTAATATGAGTGAAAAAGAACAGTTATTACAATTAATTGACAATATGCCTGATTATAAGATTGGGTATATATTAGCTTTTGTAAAGGGGCTTTTTGCTTGCTGATTTCTTTGAAAGCTTTGCACATGGATTATAAATTACAATATAACGCTATAAATTAAAATATATTGGTATACTTGACAAGACTTTTGGATATGATATAATGTCACTTGTAATTAGTGAATGACTGCTGGGCGGTCGCGGAAGAGTCTTGGGATTGTATTCCAAGGCTCTTTTTGCATATAAGGAGAAATATATGACTGATATACCTTTTTCATCAATTGATAAACAAATAGAAAAACTTGTATCTCAAAATTTAATTATAGAGGATACTGGTTATGCTAAATACATATTGGAGCTATTTGGTTACTCTAATCTTATCAAAAGTTACAGAGAACCTTATGTTATCAAAACAGACACCTCAATTCAATATCGTTCAGGTGTAACATTTGAACAAATTCATTCTCTATATATGTTAGATAAGAATCTGCGTAATTCTGTTATGTCAGCAATGCAGGATTTGGAAGAACATATAAAAGAGACTGCTGCCAGCGTCGTAGCTGAAACCTTTGGTACTAATGAAGAAAATTACCTGGATTACAGAAACTACAGAAATAAAAAGAAACGAAAGAAAAGATTTACTCTACCAGGTATACTTGATACATTAAAAAAGACTCTTGATACAGATAAAAATCCAATATCACATTATGCTGAAAAATACGGCAATGTTCCACCTTGGATTCTTTTTAAAAGCATTTATTTTAGCACAATTATTAATTTCATTGACTTATTTAAAAAAGACGAATTGGTTAAGCTTGCTCATAAACTATATAGTGATGATTTAGATATGTCTGATGAAGAATTATGTACATTAATGATGGATACATTATTTATATGTTTGGATTACAGAAATACCGCTGCCCATGGAGGACGCATTTATAATCATAAATGCAGTTATACCCTTCGCAAAGAAAAGATATTTGTCAATGGCATTGAACCTACCCCACCTGGTTTTAGTCAATTATTGTTTTTATTAAGTTTGATGGATTATAAAAGTCCTTATCTCTTTCTCCTCAAATCGTTAGAGATACAGATTAACAAACACTGCGGTAATTTTCCTCAAGATACAACATATTTAGGTCAGATACTTAATATGAATATTGTACCTCACAATATAGTGTATGTAACCAATAATAGCAATAAATATCATTCTATTAACCACTGCAGTGGAATAAAAGATGCCTTCGAAATTGATACGGAGGAAGCAATAGAAAAGGGATATGTACCTTGCAAACGATGTGTTAAAAAATAAATTACCATCCCGCTGACTTCACCGAGATGGTCCGACAAAATAAATAAAAGCTCCTGTGCTACCAACACAAGAGCTTTTGCCACGATACTTACATAAGCAGTGCCTATGATATAATACCGCCCTGAACAAGCCATATTATATCATTCTGAACACCGCTTTTGCAAGTAGGTGTATTTTTTATACCCATTTTTACTGTTGCACCAGTGCAACTTCCCAAAAAACAGAAAGGAATGATTAATATGAAAAAGAAAATATCTAAGGTCCTTACATATAAGCGTGGCAATCTATGGGCCTATCGTTTTGAATCTGCCCCTGTAGATAGCAAAAGGAAGTGGATTACCAAGAGCGGATTTAAGAACCAATCTGAGGCATATGAAGCCGGTATGGTCGCATACACACAATATAAACAGACTGGCAAGAGCTTCACTCCATCTAATATCTCTGTATCTGATTACATGGATTACTGGATTGATAATTATTGCAAGGTCAATCTTAAAGCTAATACGGCATCAACTTACAAAAAGAAAATTGATTTATATATAAAGCCGGCTATTGGTTCATATTATCTTAAAGACATAGAGCCAAGTCTTCTCCAAGAGCTTATAAATAATCTTTTTAATACCGGAATGTCGCGAAACTCTCTCGGCAATGTTAAGGGCATTCTTACCAAGTCATTTGCCTACGCAAAGACTACTGCAAGATTTATTAATGATGACCCTTCTGCAACTATTTCTCTTCCGCTTCCAAGAGCAAAGGCAGAGGTTAAAACAAAAAAGAAAGTAAGAGTCGTATGGACTAATGAGCAGCTTGATACTGTCTTTAAAACATTTGCACAAGGACATATATATCATATGCCACTTCTTCTCGCTTATAGGTGCGGCATGCGTCTGGGTGAGATATTTGGTCTTATGTGGGATGATATAGACTTTGATAATGGATTATTAAGCATTAATAGACAGGTACAGAATCATGATGATAAATGGTATCTGGAAAACCCTAAATATGATTCATATCGTACCATAGAACTTGATGATACAACGCTTTCAGAACTTAAAAGACTGTACGAACATGAAAAGGAATGTGAACAGTACTATAATGAATACTACAATTATATCTACTGTGAAACACTTGAGGATGACTCTAAGAGACTTACTTATGAACCAGCTGGCGAATCAATACATATGGTGCTTGTAAGAGATGATGGCTCATGGATTCAGCCAAGAACCATGATGCACTGTTTTAATGTTATTCATCACAAGCTTGGCTTCACTGAGCTTGATTTCCATTCTCTCAGGCATACACACGCTTCTAATTTACTTGCCAAAGGAGCTGATGTTAAATATGTACAAGAGCGTCTGGGACATAAAAATGTAGCCACCACTCTTGATATATACGCCCATGTCACAGAAACCATGCGTGAGCGCAACAATGACATATTAAATACACTATAA